GTTTAATACTTATTGATACTGATCCAAATTCTGGAGGATCCAATTCTTCACCGCCAATGACCGTAACGGATTCTGTATCTGGATATATTTTTTTTATGATTGCCTCATAATCTCTTGATGTTACTGCTCTATATTGAGAAGAATAAATTCTTGGAGCAAAATATTTAACAGAATCTATGGATTCTATTTCGGATCCATTTTGAGATGACTGATTTGTTATGATCGAGACTGAACCTATATCAATTGTCGCATTACTTGCATTTCTAATACTTCCAGAAAAAGAAAATGAAGAAGCACCATTACCCTCTTCACCATCGGTAACAATATAATTTACCGTGATTACCGCATTATTTTCTAATTTTTGCCCGATAAGACCATCACCAAAAAGAAGTTCATATTTTTCATCCTGAACTTCTTGTAAGAGATAGATTCTTGAAGACGAATTTACTTCTAAAATATTATCAACAGAAGAATATTCTACTCCAAGACCACTATCATTAATTCCTTTCACATAGACTGAGATGGTGGAAGTGTCTATGAATGGATTGTTCAGTATAAATCTTTGGTCAAGGGATCCGTCCACCACAAATTGTTTTGTTAAGAATGTCCCCTGATAAATTTCAATATTGTTAAAGGATGCAACTCCACCGACAACATTTGCCGAGATATCATCTGGAATTGAAAATGTATATGAGGTATTATCAACGGACCCTACACACACCAGGCCCGCCTGTAGAGTGAGTGTGGGGGTATTTGCGGTTGTAGATGCATTGAAGGATACCTGTGCCTTTGCTGCCGTTCTGGAACGAGGTACATAACCAATATTCCTTGCCAGTGAAACCACATTTTCACGAAGAGTTGCAGAATCCAAGAAGGACTCATTCACAATCATATTGGAGTTAAATGCGGTAATATAGGTATTATATGCCAGAGTATCTATTAATACAGAAAAGTTAGACCCCTCAAAGTCAAAATCCGTGAATGTAGAGTTGGCACGGAGATAATCTTTGATGGAGGTCTTTATCTGATCGAAATCTAGATTTGTAAATTTGGTGAAAGGCATTTTATCTTGTTGCCTCTAGTATGAATGAATATTCTTGAGTTGGAAATTCTTGTCCTATAATATCAAAAATAATTGTTACATTAAATGTATTATCATCCGGAATAGGATCCACCTGAACTTCTACATTATTAACTCTTGGTTCGAAGTTATTAATTGATATTTCAATTTGATTTTGTATTACTGATGCAGTACCAAAATCAACAAATTCAAATAAACTTCTTGTAATATCAGATCCTAATAGAGAATTGAAGAATCTTTCTGTTGGAATAGTTTCTACAATATTTCTTACGGATCTGCGAATCGCATTCTCATTCTTTAATATGGGAAGATCCTTCGTCACCGGATGTGGTTCAAAGGATAAACTGATATCTTTAAATGATCTGGATATCCTCTGAATTGCCATTGAACAAAAGTTTTTTATTTATTTATATCTACTTCCAAGAAGAACCATAGTTTGGTTCGGTTCCATATGTCCAGTCATCATAGTCCTCATCATTACGAATTTTTTCATGCAATTCAACCTGTTTTTTTAGGTTATGTTTTGGTGCAACATCATAAACAACTTCTTGAATGACTCTTTTTTGATTGTTATCTGATTCAAATAGCATTTCTGAAACTCCTGTTTTAATGAATAAAACAGAACTTTTATAAAGGAGGTTTCTATCTCCTAATACTATTTAACGATTTACTTCACGAAGATTATAATTATCGGAATTTAAGTACTTGAGTAATTCATTTGCAACCAATTTCGGGTTTCCTTCACCACAAGTATAGATATCAATTGCTATACAACCATTTTCAGGCCAGGTGTGGCAGGATACATGACTTTCTGAGAGTGCAATGACGATGGTACAACCCTGAGGAGAAAAACAATGAGAAAAAATGTTTAAAATTGTCATATTTGCCCTATTAATACCCTTCTCCATTGTTTCTTGAAGAGATATTACATCATTTAAGAGGTCAAATTTGACATCATACACCTCCAAAAGGAGATGAGTTCCCATTGAATACTGTTCCAATTATTATTCCAGTAAAAAAGTTATTTATTTTCTTTCTCATGTTCCCAAAAATATTCTTCAGTATTTCCCAATCGACACTTTCCTCCATTTTCTACAGAAAAATTTCTGGTAGAAACTAAAAAGTCGGGTTTTTTAAGAGTAGGTGGAGTTAAACTTTCATCAACCCATCTGCAACGATTGTTTGGGTAAAGACCAATTTGTCCATTTGGTAAAATGATACAGTTATGTGACTTATGTTCTTCTGGAAATTCTGAAAATGAAATATCAGGAATGTCCCGATCAGGATGATAGGAATCAATTGTGAACAAATATTTACCATTTTCAGATAAATGACCAGAACGATGTTTAACCTCAACAGACATTGTATATAAAAACTGCTTTTCAATTAATCTAATGTCATAGTCAAAACTATCCCAGTACTGTAAATCAGTGATTGGTAGATCTGGACTTATTTCTCTTGGATGTTCGTGATGGTCACTTTCCCAATTCAAAAATGCCGAGATTGGTAATTTATCATAAAGAGCACCATATTCTGGAATATAAGTTTCGAAATAAAAACACTTTCCCCAGATTGATTTGATGGACACCCACCAACCTTTCACATATTCTCCGTGTCCATCACGAAGATCTCTTAGATATTCTTTACGAATCCAAACTTTTTTTGGTGGTAAATTGATAATATTCATTTAAAAATTTTTCTCATTGGGTTTATAATATGTTGTCAATTCTTCTCCACATTCAATGTCTTTGATTGAGAAGAGTTCATCAGATCTTCGATCCCAAAAGACATTGGGATTATAAGAATGATTGACATAATATGCAGTATAAATCTTAAAGGCAGGAACATCCAAATAAAAACCTTCTTTTACCCCATCCGTCATTGCCATTATATAATTTTGAATGTTAGGTGAAATATCTTTTATTTCTGAATATTCAAAAAAATAATCATCTGTTCTTTCAACCTCAAAAATTAGAGTGTCTTTAGGAATATCTATTAAAGCAAAAACCCCAACACCAGCACCAGGAATAGCACTGGGTTTGAGGTATGTCTTTAAGTTTTTAATTGAATTTAAAATTTCACTTCGATTATATGATATCATCTAAAAACTTCCATGTAGTTCATCCTTTACCCTGCCCTCTGTACTTTTTGCGAGCTTTATTACGAGACGTAGCAGAGTACTTTGTATGAGCCCCACAACCTTGCTTAGTTTTCTTGGGAAGAGATTCGATTACCTGCTTTCCACCACCTGATGATTTTTTAATTGCCATTAGTTTCCTCCTATAATTTCTGTTTCAAGTTCTTCAGGGCGTGGAGAACCTGTCTGATAGAATTCGATTGACAGATCCTCCATAATATTGAAATATTCTTCTTCAGAAAGATTTGAATAAATTTTTCTTCCTTTACAAAGAATATTGTAAGATTCGTTAGTCATCTCAAATGATTCTTGTTTTTTCGTGCCCAACGCGAATGCGAGGATCGCACCAAATTTCAAATCCTGCTTCTTTTGCATCCAAACAGAATGATACATCTTCTCCACACATATCCTGAACTTCTCCAGATTCAAAAACTTGCATCTTAGGAGCAAACCAGGGATACTTCATTTCGGAATGTTCAAATACTCCGTGCTTAATCAAAAGCCAACCAAATCCTGCATAATCAACGGTAAATGGTTTACGACGCTTGCTGATGGACTCAACGGTTTCGTGATTCATAACTCCACCATTATTACGGAAATCATCCTCTTCCATCCAGTGTGCCACTGAGGTTGTATGTCCGTCTTCGGTTGCATACCATCCAGAAGCAATGTCCTTATCCATCAGAACAAGTTGCCAGAATTTTTCAGTATTAAAGACAATATCGGAGTCAATCCAAAGTTGATAATCATATTGAAGTTTTCCATCCCAAGGAATTTGGTCAGGTCCTCGAAGAACATTCGCACCTAAACATTTGCATCTTGCAAAGTTTACCATGGATGAATAGTCTTGTGAAATTTGAATACTTGCACCGGACTGTACTAAATCAAAGCACAGTTGAACGAAGCTCTTTAGATAGGTATAGGAGACTCCTCTTCCCGGAAGGCAAAAAACAATGGACTTTCCACGTACCATTTCCTTTGCAAGATCATAATCCCATTCTGCTTCTTTATTTGATGCCACTGGGGCATTTGCTTTTACGGTAAATCCTTTAGCCATAATTGAAAGTAGTTACTTCATTATCATACAATATTATGTAGCGATTGTCAATCTGTGCGTTCTGCGAGAATTACTTCATCTCCTTCAAGAGTAAAGCATATTTGAGTGTCTTCATACCAAGAGAGTTCATTCATAATTTGCTCTGGAATTTTGATGAAGTATTCACCACTAATTGGATCGACCTCTATGGGTTCAAAAATATCCCCGGAATTTTTTTTCATTCGATGTATTTTAAGCGACCTTTTCAAAATTATATAGTATTCGGAAAATTTTTAAGGAGAGTGATATTTACAAGTCGATTTGGGTCGTTTATAGCTTAGGGTAGTTAGGCGTTTTTATACGGCGGCGACCGCCCCTAAGGACGCCCCAAGGGCACTGCTCCCACACGAACGATCAGACTGCCCCCCCACGAACGAACGCAGGGGGCAGGGTGAGTCCCTCACTGAGTTGAGCGCCAGCCGCTGATGGGGCACCGTGCCACGTCGGGGGCATGGGTCTCAGAGAATTGAGCGGCAAGCACGGTAGCAGGCAGACCCCAGTGAATGTAAGCGGAAGGGCGGGAACCGTTCTTCAGTTGATCGGCACGGGAGATCCACTTGATTTGGCGGGTCTGCAGATCGGAGCACTGAGCGAGGGGCCAGAGCATGAGCGGGGGGGGGTTGAGAACGAATGAATTGTAGCACG